CTGTAGTTATTTCATTGCCACCAGAACTTGTTATAATTCTAAAATCATAATCATCTGAAGCAGGTGCTTTTAAATCTATATAACCACCTGAAGCTCCTCCTATTTCTATTCTACCAAAAGCAGAGCCTTCAATATTAATTACATCATCTACATCTAGTGAGCCATCTATATCTACATCACCACTAAAATCACCTGTAGTTGCTTCTAATGCACCAATAATTAAATCTGCTTTAGCATATCCTGTTCCACTTGTATTTACCGTTGTAGTAGGTTCAACTTCTAGTCCTTTAAATAACCTGTATTTACCTGTTAAAGCTTCTCTAAATATCCCTGAATATAATGTAGTACCAGAAGGAGTATATTTGCCATAAAAACCTATGTCAACTGCGTCTGTAGAGGTGTTGTTATTTGCTAATACAATTAAAGGGTCTTTTACCGTTAATGTGTCTGTTCCTACTGTTGTAGTACTTCCTTCAACTACTAAGTTTCCAATGACTGTTAAATTGCTACCTATTTTAGCATCTCCAAACACATGAAGATTTAATCCTGATTCTGGAGTAACACCTATACCTACTTGAGTAGTAGATACAAACATAGGAGAATTATTACCAAAACCATCAGTTAGTTGTTTGGCTGAAGTTGTTATATTTCCATTATCAGAAAACTTTACAAGTGACTGATAGGTATTTTTTATTTTATTTCCTGAAAGTGTAGCCATTATCCTTCTTTTTTAAATAAGTTAGTAGTTTTTTTACATTAACCTGTTTAGGTTTGTAGTTCTTCTTTATAATACCCATCCGTGAAACCCTGTGTCTTTATCTGGATAAATATCTTGGTTTTTATTACTGTAATATTCATGAAATTTTGATGTTGCATTAAAACTCATATAATCTATGAATCTATCAGTATAGTATTGAGCCGTTGTACGTTCTTTTTCTATTAAAAAGTCTACTTCTTCTTTTGATACATTTTCTGCATTTTCTGAACTATGCTTGTAAACGCCCTTATTAGCTATTGTATAGGCTGCAAATGGTAAGTATTCCACCATTGCCCAATGACAAAGTAAAGGCTTTACGTAGTCTGTAACAAGGCTTAAATAGTCCCCTGTTAACGTACCAGCTATAATTTTAGCTTGTATAGATTCTAGTAGGTCAGTTCCTAAATAGTTTTGTACGTGAACGTCTTGTGCTATTTTAATATACTGTATAAATTTATCAGTATCAACAGCACCATTCATTGCAGTAAATTTTACTACGTCTTTTCGTGTTATTAGTAATGCTTCTGCCATTTCTTATTTATTTACAAATCCCTGATTAGGCATATCCTTCGGTTTGGTGGACACTAAACTAGGTTCTTTACTTTTATTTGGTGCTTTAATGCCTTCGTTTTTTCTTTGTTCTTTATATACTGGTTTTGTTTTTGGACTATTAACATCAGGTTTAACACCTTCTTTTGCCATATACGTTTTACGCATCCAAAAATGATGACAAGCTCCACCGCCCTTAAATTTCCATATAGAATAATTTGTGGCACCACCTTTACCCCAACCTGCATTAACTGATTTTTTGCCCATTGCAATAATATCTTCTTTACGATATATTTTTTTGGCAGCTACCATTTTTCTACAAAATTCCCTTGAATTATTGCTTACTGCTAAAGGCGCATATTGATAACGAACTTTAAATTCTGTTGAATCATTTTTAGTTTCATCTTGTTCGCTTTTTGAATTAGGTCTAGCAGTTCCTGAAGAAGCAAGGTTAATCATTTTATCTAACGTTTCTTCTTGGTCATAGTCTACTTCACGTTCATCTACCAAATCCCAACCTTCTAGATCTTCATCTTCACCAAAGTCTTGAAGTAGTTCTACCATTTGGTTGTCATCAAATTCTGAAGATAGTGTTGTTAACTCATCTTTTACACCAGTTTCTTCTTCACGTGATTCATCTGTTATAGCATTATCTGTTTCAATAAATGCTAAAGGTTGTAATGTCTTAAAGTAAAGTTTTAAACTAATCCCGTTAACCGCTAATATATCGTCTATACATTCGCAAATTAAGTCTTGGTATGGTTTTATAGTTATATTGTCAAAAAGTAAAGCAGCGGTCTTTATTTCGTCTGCATTAGATCCTAAACCATTGTTTTCTGTTCTGATTCCTAAAAGTAAAGGACTGGTTACCCTGTGGGCTACAATTAACTTGTTTGAACATTCGTTAGAAAGATATTCATAATGCTGTGGTGCATCATTTAATGGAATGTCATCAACAGTTGTTTTACTTTCAGCGTTGTTATTAAATGCTATAACTACTTTTTCACCACGTGATCCAGTTAGCTTACGCATTACATCATTTTTAACTTGTATTTGTTTTTCTTGATCTGGTACACCGTTGTTAAAGTTGACAACTTTTGTGCCACTAAATCCGTTTTGTACATCGTTGATTAAGTAGTCCGATACTTCTGATTCAAGTTCAGCATATGCTAAACCACCTTGATAGTCTACAGGACAATAATAGTCATATCCAGAAACATACCTTTTAATAATTTTGATTTCAGGTTCTTTACCGTTACCAAATCCAAATGATGCTATCCTTTTAGGTTCATCACTTCTTTTAAGATTTGCCCAGTCGTGGAAGTAGTAGTATGCTTCTATTTCACCATCCTTATTACAACGTTCTGCACGTAGGGTTTGACGTGGAAAGTGTTCTGATTTAATTACTTTACCATCTTTGTATAATACTTGGAATGAACCTTCACCTAATAGTTTTAAATCAAGTGCTATTTTGCGTAAACAACTATCCGAAAAGATAGAACGCATTGCTGCATATTCATTTGTTTTTCTACTACTATCTAAAGCATCTAACCCCTTACCGTAGATCATATTCGTTACACCATTAATAATAGCGTTATTGGTTGTTGATTCGGTGTAAAGTTTAATTAGGTAAGTATAATAATCATTATCAGCTCCATAATTAACCCACTCACGATTTTTATCTTCTGTGATTTCAGGTCTATTATATGAAGCTAAATTTAAGATGTGTAAGTTGTCCATTATATTGTGATAAATTCATTAGTACTGGCATTAGTAATATATTCACCGCTGTTTATTGTATAAGCTGGTAAGTCAGTTTGGTTTGTACAAAAAGCCTTGTCTTTAAAAATTACTTCTGTACCGTCCTTAATTGTTATGTTGTATGTAATATCTTGCTTTAAAGGAAACACCGCAGTATAAGTATTGTAATAAAGTAATTCGGCTATTGCAGTTGTATCTACGTTGTAGACTTCTTTGTTTTGTGTTTCGTCTACTATCGTAACGTTATAACTAGTGTTACTTGTAAACTTTCTAGGTATAAAATTTATTGTTTGCGTTGATGCGCTTTCTTGTAGTACTATCATAATATAACAATAATATTATCTGTTTTTTGTTATTATTAAACCATAAAAAAAAGGGGCGAATTGCCCCCTTAATCATCAAAATGAAACTCGGTTTATGAGTTTGTTCCTTCTGTTACTGTTACCGTAGCACTTGCCATTCCTGCAAATGGATCAGCAGCTGTTGGTGCATTAACAAAGTTAGCAGGTTTTACTTCCTGTGCGTTAAGCGTTAGGGTATATCCTGATAAGTCAGCCATTGCAGCACCTGTTGAAACAGTTCCGCCAGTTACTTCAGCACCGTGTTGTAAGCCCATAACAAATACATTACCGTTATAATCTTCAACAGCTACGTGCGGACGTCCGTAAGCTAATAGTTTTAGTTCTTTGTTATCTTCTTTACTTAATTTTTTCAAAGTAAGTGTTAAAGTTTGATCAAAGAAAGTCGTTCCGTTTTCACGGCTTGAAGTAATAGCTTGTTCAAAGCTACTATTTCCTTTCAATTCATATTTAAAAGCAGTAAAAGTTCCTGTTAAATCAGTAATTTCGTCATCTGTTTCTGTTACCGTTCCGTAATCTCCGAAATCAGTAAAGTAAACAGCTTTAAGTCCGCCAATAGAATCTTTGCAGGGTTCTTTTCTGCCTAGTGTTAGTGTACAACTCATAGTTTTTTATATTAAAAAAGGGTAGATAGGCACAAATCGGCTTACCTACCCTTTAAGTTAGTTAGTTAGTTATTAAGAATATAGAACTATTTCAGAACCGATTCCGTACTGTACACCAGCTGTAAATCTCATCACAACTCTTACATTCTGTGAGCCATCAATGTCAGCCATATCAATTACTTTAACTTCGTTTTGATCAGATAAAAGACCAGTTCCAAAGAATAAGTTAGATTTTTCTGCAGCTACCATAGTATTGTCAGGTAATCCATTTGCTACTGCAATCTTAACACCATCAAAAGTTAATGCTTGACCACTAAACCATTGTGTACCTTTATCATCTGTACCAGCGTTTGAAGTTGCTGCTACTGAAAATCCACCTAATGCTCTTACGTATGCTCTAGCAACGTTTTGAGAAACATAGATTAGCATATCTTCTGAAGAATATAGTGTAGAACCAATTGCATCAACAACTGCTCCTAATTGTGCAATTACATTACCTGAATTTACACCACCACCTACGGCTGCTA